CGGCTGGAGAAAAAGCTGGAAGGCCTGCCAGGCCAACTGGCGCGCGGCTGCGTGGATGTGTGTTGACACCTGAACCTGCAGTTGATGCCGGAAGAGGCGGGGGGATGGTGGAAGTGGGCGGATGGTAAGGAAAACAGGGGGTTGTGGGCCGGTGGGCGCAAGGGGACGTGCTCGTGGGGAAGTTGGCACGGAGGCGCGGAAACGGCAGGGCAGCGGCGGTAAGGGCGGCGCGGGGGCTTCAAGCCGGGCGGCGCAGGCTGCCGTTTAAGGCGCTGTAAAGACGGGATTTATGGGCCGTGAAAAGGCCCTGAAAGCCGGAAATCCGCGTGCGGAAGGCGTTTCCAACTGGGACGTTTGCGGTAAAGTTCGCCGAAAGCGTCCCAGTTGGCGAAAAAGGCCGCAGGAACAGTCGTTTAGGAAAAGACGGGACGTCGTCTCGAACGCGCCGAACTGGGACGCGATTTTCGCGGAATCAGGGTGCAGGGCGCACGTCGGAGAAGCGAAAGACGAACTCTGGCTGGGACATGGAGAAGTCCATCATGGCGCTCTTTTCATCGAAGCAATCGAGGTCCTGGCCGTCCTTGAGGAAACTGCCGGAAAACACGACCGTATCACCTTCGGACAGGGCGGACAGGCTGGCAAAAAGTGCGCTGGCGGGATCAATCATGGTATCCGAGCCGATGTCGGCAAGGGCGATGGACCATGTCGAAACCCATATGTCGCCGTCGAGTTCCACGCTGAGCACGCCGCGCCCCTCGCTGTTTGTGGACAGACGGTAGACCTTGCCGACCCAGTCCTTGACCGTCCGCGATTCCAGTGTCTGGCAGATGGCTTGCCCGCGTTTGGGGCGTTCGCCGCCTTTGGCAAGATCATTGCCAGCGGCGTCATAAGCCAGTCGCGATGCCTGGATCACGTCGCGAAACGCAATCTGGTCTGCCGGTAGGGGCAGGGCCTGGGGTGGAGGTGGTTCGGGCGTGGCCGATGCCTGCGGCGCAGCCGAAGGTGCGTTTGCCTCTTCGGGCGAAGCCTTGGGCGCTGGCGGGTCCGTGAAGGTCCCATAAATGGCAAGGCCGAGGAAGGCCAGAACAATCACCCGCCAGAAGGTGATCTTCGGTTTGGAACTCTTTTCACTCATGATGCACCTTCATTTTCAGTCCCTGTTCGTGTGGCCCCACCAGACGACGCGCCCGATGATCGACATGCTTTCGCTTGGGCGAAACTCTACCGGAAAGGCGGGGTTGTCGGACAGTAGCGCAAAGGTGCCGGGAGCGGCAAGTTCGACACGCTTCACCCGCGCGGCCCCGTCATCGAGAACGGCGTAGATGCCGGAAGGTCGCGTGTCGCCTGCCTCGCGCGCGCGCGCGGGAACAGATGTGCGGTCGAGGTCGATCAGCAGCATGTCGCCGTTGTGGATCGTGGGTTCCATACTGTCGCCCGAGGCGGTGGCGATGACGGCCGAGTCACGCGACAGGCCCATGTCGTTCAGCCAGTCCTTGCGGAAGGCGAGGCTGCCCGTCACGGCATCCGTGTCGTTCAGGTGGCCATTCCCCGCTGCCAAAAAGGCATCGTACACCGGAATCGGGATGTACTGGGGGCCGAAACTCGCCTCAATCGCGGCCTCCATCTCGGCGGCCTTGCGGGCCATTTCGAGCGCAGGGCCATGCTGCCGGTCGATTCTGGCCATGAGGTCATAGGTTGCGCCGAGGTTCGTGCGCCGCCCCGTCAGCACATAGTAGATGTCTACGCCCTGTTTCGCCGCTGCGGTCAGATAGTTGGCGTCTGGCGCGTTGCGGTCGCTCTCGTAGTTGATTTGGGAGTGTTTGCCGACACTTGCCGTCGCAGCGAGAGCGGTTTGGCTTAGGCCAAGTCGCTGGCGTTCCTCGCGTAGCCTTTCCCCTATAGTAGACAATTTTTTACCTTCCGCTTGACGGTCGAAAATTTTCAACCTACTATCGCGCTATGAGGGCATTTCGCCCTGACGCGAGGGAAAATGACACAGCCAGACTTCAAATTCCAGCCGGGTGCCATGCTGCACGATGCGATCATCGGGGCGTTCCGCGCCCATGGTGGGTCGTTCGACGTGTGGCTGGCGGAAAACGGCATTCCGCCGACATCAGCACGCAGCGTGACCTTTGGCATGTCGAAAGGCCCCAAGGGCAAGGCGCTGCTGAACCGCCTGATCGACGCCGCAGGCCGCGACGTGGTCAAGGCCGGATATCTGGCGCGCCTGAACGGCCATGTGGCCGAAGCCCGGAAGGGTGCAGCGTGACGGGTTCGGCTGTTCTGGATGAAGCGGGCTGGATCGACACGGAAAATCGCGCGCCGGTGGATTCAACGATTTCGGATCAGTGGCGTGCGCGGCTGGTTCGCACCCTGACGGCGGGCCTGGAACTGCCTTTCGCGCCCGATGTCCACATCATTCTGAAGTTCTGTCCAGAGCTTGAGAAGAAGGGCGCAGCGCAATTCCTGAAGGACGTGATGAGCGCCCACATTGGCGTCGGGGTCACCCAGAAGATGTGGCGACGCATCCTGCCGGTCTTCTGGCGGTTGCCAGCATGGGGATGGTCGCCTGCCATCCAGTCACCACCGCCCGATCTGGCCATGTTCCGAACGGCCAAGAGCCTGCTGAGTGGCGGCTTGCACCAGTACCAAAGCGCCGACGGCACGCGGAAAGAACTGATCCCCGTCCATTATTCAGAGGAGCACCGCAAATGAAACGCCATCTTGCCCGTATCCGGGCTGTTCACGACCGGCTGGAGAACAGCCGTTTGGGCGATGCCCTTGGCGTGGTCCTGCTGTTCGGGCTGCTGTACCTCGGCCTGTGGTTCGGGGGGCGGTCATGAGCGGACGCGAGCCAAAGCTGCTGACCGATGGCTACCGCACGGCACCGTGGCCCTTCCCGCTGCTGGTGCCCGGCCCCATGAAGCCGCCGACCACGGTATCTTCTGTGGTCCCGCCGGCATCGCGGGCGGCGGGCGGATCGGCCCCGGGCGGGGCAGACGGCCTGGCACCGAAGCGGGCGCGGTTTCAGGCGCTGCATGTGCAGCTGGTTGCGCTGCGGCAGAATGAGGAAGCGGTGCGCACCGGCACCCGGATCATCGCCGATCAGGCGATGGTGCGGCAGAAGGAAGTGATCGAGCGGCTGTGCGCGCTGGTGACGGTGATGCGGGCCAAGGGTGATTTCCACCTGATCGACGGTCTTCTGGCACAGGCGGGGGACGCATCATGCCGCTGACCACAGCCCCGGCACCGAAGGCCGGGAAAAAGGCGCGGAAGGAATGGCGGGTTGTGCCTTCGGCGCGGCTGGACGGGTGCCATGACGTGATCGACCCCGACGGGGTGATCTACGGCACCTATGCGAGTGCCGCGCAGGCGCGGGCAACCTGTTCCACCCGGCAGAGGGAGGCGGACCATCGGGCGCGCGTGGTGACCCGCCCCTGCATGTGCTGCCGCGCGCCGTTTGACAGCGAGGGGCCGCATAACCGGCTGTGCCCGCTGTGCCGGAGGCGCAGCGACGAGCCGCTGGAACCGCAGCGCCCCTATATCGACGCGCGGGGGCGGGGCTGATGCACGCCGCCGGCCTGCATTCCCCCCGGCTGCAACGGGTGCTGCACCTGCTGTCGGACGGCAGGCCGCACACGACGCGGGACATCGTGCGCAAGGCGCGGGTGATGGCGGTGAACGCCTGCATTTCGGAACTGCGGTTCCACGGGGCGGCGATCCTGTGCACCCGCCAGCATGTCGATGGGAAACCACGATTTTTCTACACCATGACCAAGGGGCCGGACCTGAAATGACCGTCAAGAAGCTGCCGACATTCACCGCGCTGGAGATTGGCGACATCACGGTGCCTGAAAACCGCCTGCGCCCGGTGAGCGAGGCCAAGGTGACCGCCCTGATACGGGTGATCGAGGCGGGCGTGTTCCTGGGTGCGATCACGGTGCGGCGGGTGGGCACGGTGAACACGCTGATCGACGGCGCGAACCGGCTGGAGGCGATGAAGCGGCTGGGCCGCAGCACGATTGCGGCCGATGTGCTGGAATGTAACGCCACCGAGGCGCGGCAGATGGAGATCACCGGCAACCTGACCGCCGGGATGACGCCGATTCAGGATGCGATTTTCCTGGGCGTGTATCAGGAGGAATACGAAAAGCAGCACCCGGAGACGAAGCGCGGGGTGGCGGGGGCACTGGCGAAGCAGGGGGTGCAAGGGAAGAATTCTTCCTTTGCAGACCTGATTGCCGAGAGCCGCCAGATTACGCCGCGCCAAGTTCGGAATGTCATCGCCGCCGGTCGCGCCCTGACGGTGGCAGAGCGGGCGGCGTTGCAGGCGGTGCCGCACAAGATCGCGATGAGCGAGATCGAGAAGCTGGGCAAGATCGGCGAGGACGGGCTGCGCGCCCGTGCGGTGGGGTCGCTGCTGGCGGGCAAGCGGGTGGCGGATGCGCTGCGCGCGGAAAAGACCGGCGATGATGCCAAAGCCGCGCCGGAAACCGCCGATGACAGGAAGGTTGAAGCGGCCTTCAAGGCGCTTTCAACGGCCTGGAACCGCAGCCCGATGGCGGCGCGCCGACGCTTTGTGGACGGCATCCGCGCCGAAATCGACGCCCTGCTGGACGGGGGTGACGCAGAATGACCGCCCGCCTGACCCCCGACCGCGAATGGTGGACTGCCGAAGAAGTTGCGGAGGCGGGCCTGCCCGATCTGCCGACCACCAAGCGGCGGGTCAACGCTTTGGCCGAGCGCGAGAACTGGCGCGGGCAGGCGAAGTTTGCGCGCCGCCGTGCGGGCAAGGGCGGCGGGTGGGAATACAGCTGGCGGCTGTTCCCCAGCCGGGCGCAGCGCAAGCTGCTGATGGCGGTTGCCGCCCCGGCCGGCCCGGCGCAGCGGCCCGAGGGGACAAAGCGGGAAGAGCAATGGGCCTGGTATGAAGGCCTGCCGAAGGCGGTGCAGGACAAGGCCCGCGCGCGGCTGCTGGTGATTCAGCAGGTCGAGGCGCTGGACCCGGTGGTGGGCCGATACATGTCGGTTCACAACGTGGCGCGCGAAAGCGGCCATGGCGCGCGCACGATCTGGACATGGTTCGCGATGATCGAAGGGGTGGCGGCGCACGACCGGCTGGCCTACCTCGCCCCGCGCAACCGGGCGGCGGCACCCCGCCTGCGGTCGAAAGACTGTGAGCCGGCGTTCTTTGACCTGATCAAGTCCGACTATCTGCGCCCCGAGGCTCCGCCCTTTGCCGATTGTTTCCGCCGCGCCGCCCGAGTGGCCGCGCAGCAGGGCTGGGTCGTGCTGCCCGAGCGCACGATGCGGCGGCGGCTGGATGCGGCTGTGTCCGAGGCGACGCAGCTGCTGGCGCGCAAGGGGATCGATGCGGTCAAGCGCCGCTATCCGCCGCAGGTGCGCGACAAGACCGCGCTGGTGGCGATGGAGGCTGTGAACGCCGACTTCCACAAGTTCGACGTCTTTGTGCGCTGGCCGGCCCCCAAGGGCGAAGCGCCTGCGATCCTGCGCCCGCAGATGGTGGCGTTCCAGGATATTCATTCGGGTCGGATCGTGGCCTGGCGGGTCGATGTAACCCCGAACAGCACCGCCGTGCTGCTGGCGGCGGGCGACATGATCGAGACCTACGGCATCCCCGAGCGGGTGGTGATGGACAACGGGCGCGAGTTTGCCGCCAAGGCGATCAGCGGCGGGGTGTCCACCCGGTTCCGGTTCAAGGTGAAGGAAGATGACATTCCGGGGCTGTTCGTGTCGCTGGGCTGCCAGGTGCACTGGGCCACGCCCTACAGCGGGCAGTCCAAGCCCATCGAGCGGGCCTTCCGCGACATGTGTTCCAGCATATCCAAGGACCCGCGCTTTGCCGGGGCCTATACGGGCAACCGCCCCGATGCGAAGCCGGAGAACTATGGCAGCACCGCCATTGATCTGGACCGGTTCCTGACCGTGCTGGCCGAAGGGATTGAAGAGCACAACACCCGGCAGGGGCGGCGGTCGGAAGTGGCCTGGGGCCGGTCTTTTGCCGAGGTGTTCGACGAAAGCTATGCCAGCGCGCCGGTGCGCAAGGCGACCGAGGCGCAGCGGCGGCTGTGGCTGCTGGGGGCCGAAGGGCTGCGGGCCGACAGCAAGACCGGGGCCGTCTGGTTCCAGGGCAACGAGTTCTGGCATCCCTGGATGGGCGAGATTGCCGGGAGCCGCGTGATCGTGCGCTTCGATCCGGCGGCGTTCTGGGATGGCTTGCACATCTATGGTGCGGACAACGCCTATCTGGGGCACGCACCCGTCCGGCAGAAGGCCGGGTTCTTTGACGCGGACGAGGCGCGCGCCCATGCCCGCGCCCGGCGCGACTGGTTGAATGCCGAAAAGAAGGCGCTGGAGGCGCACCGCCGCTTCACCACCCGCGAGATCGCGACGATGCTGGACGAGGTGGCCCCGCCCGCCGGGCCGGTGGCCGAGGCGAAAGTGGTGCGCGGCACCTTCGGCAAGGGTCCGGCCCGGGCCGGGGCCGTGGCGGCCGAGCCGGTGCCCGACACCACGGCGCTGCAGGCCGGGATCGTGGCCGATCTGGCGGCGCGGCGCACCGCCGCCGCGCCCGCGCCCGAGGAACAGGCGCGCGACCGGTTCCGCCGCGCGCTGGAACTGGAACGGCAGGACAGCCCGACCGTTGAGCAGCAGCGCTGGCTGAGCGCCTATCAGGCGACGCCCGAGTACCGGGCCGAGCGGATGCTTTGGGATGACCTGGGCGACGCGATTTTCGGGTGAGGACAATGAAAAACCGCCGGGTGCGGGGGCACCACGGCGGCTGGTAACGGGCAGTCTGAGGAGTGAATGATGACAGAGACACCAAGGCTTTACAACAGCGTTGCGCCGCTGGCGAATGTGGCGCTGCTGCTGGGGCTGGCGACGCGGCTGCAGGACCGCGCACCTGGCCTGCCCGGCATGGGCACCTTTTACGGCCCCGCCGGGTGGGGCAAGACCACCGCAGGCATCTATGTGACCAACCGGCTGAACGCCTGCCATGTCGAGGCGCTGCCCTTTGGCGGCATCCGCAGCCTGCTGGCGATGATCGTGACCGAGCTGGGCCTGCGCCCGCTGCGGTCGCTGGATGATCTGTTTGCCCAGGCCTCGGGCGAGCTGGCCCGCACCGGGCGGCCGCTGATCCTGGACGAGGCGGACCATCTGCTGTCGAACCGGATGATCGAGACGATCCGGCGGCTGCATGATGTGTCGGGCGCGCCGGTGATCCTGATGGGCGAAGAGCTGCTGCCGCAGAAGCTGATGCAGTGGGAGCGGGTTCACAGCCGGATGCTGAGCCGGGTTGCGGCCCAGCCCGCGACGCTGGAGGATGTGAGGCATCTGGCCCCGATCTATGCGCCGGGCATCGAGATTGATGAGGCGTTGCGTGCCGCATTGCTGGCCGCGTCAAAGCACAGCATCCGGCATGTTTCGACCAACCTTGCCAACCTGCGCGAGTTTGCGCAGCTGCGCGGCAAGGCGCGCCTGACCGTGGAAGACTGGGGCAAGACACCCTTTCACAGCGCCGATGCGCCTGCCGCACGGAGGTTCGCATGAGCCTGGCCGTGACCCGCAAGAACCGCGAGGCGGTGGCCGAGGCGGCCTGGGCGCTGGCACTGCGCCTGCCGTGGTTCGGCTATGCCGAGATCGCCGCCGAGATGAAGATCAGCATCGACCAGGCCACGAAGATCGTGCGGGACTGGGCGGCGCAGGGCGTGCTGGAACTGCTGCGATCAAAGAATGGCATGCGCAAGCTTTGGAAGGTCCGGCCGGGATGCGACCGCCCCGCCGCACCTGTTCCAGGCAGCCGAAGCGCCACAGAAAACCTGTGGACCGCGATGCGCGGGCTGCGCAGCTTTACGCCCACCGACCTTGCGGCCCATGCCAGCACCGATCTGGTACAAGTCGCCACGGCAGATGCCCAGGCCTATTGCCGGGTGCTGCTGGCGGGCGGGTTTCTGAAGGTGGAGCGCAAGGCATCACCGGCCCGCAAGCGGGAAGCGATCTATCGGCTGGTGCGCAATTCCGGCCCGCGCGCGCCGCGCGCCGCGCGTGTCAGCGCCGTGGTGGATGACAACACCAATGCGGTCATCCTGCTGGGAGACAGGTCATGAAGCCCGCGCCGATCGAGGTGGCCCGCACCGCATGGGCCGGGTCTTTGCCCGACTGGGTCGAGGCGCTGGCGCTGGAATGCGGGCGGACCAGCCAGAACAGGGTGGCCGAACGGCTGGGCCGGTCTGCCGCGATGGTCAGCCAGATCCTGCGCAACAAGTACCCGGGCGACCTGACCGGTTTTGAAGAGCGGTTCCGGGGGGTGTTTCAGGCGCAGGCGCTGGAGTGCCCGGCGCTGGGGCTGATCCCCAGCCACGAATGCCAGGACTGGCGGGTGAAGGCCAAGGTTTTCACCGCCGGAAACCCGCTGCGCACCCGGATGTTCCGGGCCTGTGCGGCCTGCCCCAGAAACAGGAGTGAGCAATGACCACAGCCGCAGAACGCGCGGGCACAGCGCCCTGGACAGAAGCGCGGATGATCGAACTGGCGGCGCGGGGCCTGGGCAAGGTCGATGCGCAGGGTGTGCGCGGCGTTACCCTGTGCAGTGTGGATGAAATCGCCGCAATGGCGGCGGTGCTGGCACTGCTGGGCCTGCCTGCCATCCCGCCCGGTGCCCCGGTGCCCGACACGTTTACAGAGACCTTCAAGGGAGTTTCAAGACCATGACAGAGTTGAATTTCACGCCCGTGCCGGATCGCACGGTCGAGGTGGGCGGCAAGGTCTACATGGCCACCGCCAAGGGCGGGTTGCAGCCGGTTGAGACGATCAAGCCCCAGCATCTGCTGGAGGATGAGGTGGTGCGCAAGATCACCGGCTATGCGCTGGCGCTGAGCGACCAGGTGGCGCGGTTCAAGGGGCACACGTTCGACGATATCGGCGCGTTCGAGGCGCTCCTGAATCAGGAATATGACGCAAAGGTGGGCGGGCCGAAGGGCAACAAGACCCTGCAGAGCTATGACGGGCTGATGCGGGTGCAGGTCCAGGTCGCGGACCATATCGACTTCGGTCCCGAGCTGCAGGTTGCAAAGGCCCTGCTGGACGAATGCCTGACCGAATGGGCGGCGGATGCGCGCCCCGAAATCCGCACCATCGTGACGCGGGCCTTCAACACCGACAAGGCGGGCCAGATCAACCGGTCCGAGATTTTCATGCTGCTGCGGCTGGAAATCACCGACGAGCGCTGGCAGCGCGCCATGGCGGCGATCCGCGACGCGATCCGGGTGGTGGGGTCGCGCACCTATGTGCGCGTGTTCCGGCGGGATGCGCCCGATGCCGCGTGGCAGCCGGTCAGCATCGATCTGGCGAAGGTGTGAGGGGGGTGGCGATGATCCTGACACAAGCCCAGGCACGCGAGCGGACAGAGGCGGAACAGATGGTGGGCGAGGCCTTTGCCCGCCTGCAGCCCGAGGCGATTGCCGAGATCACCGCGCGGGTGCTGACCGCCCGGTTCGGCGCGGCCAGAACCGAGCGCGTGGGCGAGCTGATCGCCCGCGCGGGGCATATGGCTGCAAGGGGCGAGTGATGGCCGTCTACGTGGACAACATGCGGGTGAAGGTGCGGGGCATGGTGATGTGCCACATGCTGGCCGACAGCACGGAAGAGCTGCTGGCGATGGCGGACCGGATCGGGGTGGACCGCAGGCATCTGCAGGACGCGGGGACTTACCGCGAGCATTTCGACATCTGCCTGACCAAGCGGGCGGCGGCGCCGGAGGCCGGGGCGCTTGGGCTTTCGATGTCGGAGGTGGGGCGGATGCTCTGGGAGCGGCGGGAAGCACCGCGGGGGCAAGGTTTCTGATGGCTGAAAACAGCGCAATCGAGTGGACGGACCACACCTTCAACCCGTGGTGGGGCTGCACCAAGGTCAGCCCGGGCTGTGATCATTGCTATGCCGATGCGCTGGACCGGCGCACGGGCGGCGCGCATTGGGGGGCGCGTGCGCCCCGGCGGCGGACCAAGGATTGGTCCGGCCCGGTCAAATGGAACCGCCGCTGCGAAAAGCTGGGCATCCGCGAACGGGTGTTCTGCGCCAGCATGGCGGATGTGTTCGACAATCACCGGTCGATCCTGCCGGACTGGCGGGCCAATCTGTGGTCCCTGATCGCCGCGACCCCGCACCTGGACTGGCTGCTGCTGACCAAGCGCCCGCAGAACATCGCAAAGATGCTGCCCCCGACATGGGGCGACGGCTGGCCGAACGTCTGGCTGGGCACCACGGTGGAAAACCAGACCGAGGCCGACCGGCGCATCCCGCATCTGCTGGACACCCCGGCGCGGGCCCGGTTCCTGTCCTGCGAACCGCTGCTGGGGCCAGTTGATCTGCGCCGCATCGTGCTGAAGCCGTCTGACGCGCCAGATCGCGGCAAACCTCCGGTGTCCATGAACGCGCTGTCCGGTTGGTACGGCGGCTATGGTGACGATGCGTCGCGCATCGACTGGGTGATCTGCGGCGGCGAAAGCGGCCCCGGCGCGCGCCCGATGCACCCGGATTGGGCAAGGTCGCTGCGCGACCAGTGCACACTGGATCGCGTGCCGTTCTTTTTCAAGCAGTGGGGGGATTGGGAACCGAGGCGCGGGTTTGCCTGCCCCGACGACCTTCCGCGCGAAGGTTGGCATCACTTCGATCCCGAGTGCTCGATGCGCCGCGTCGGCAAGAAGAACGCCGGTCGCCTGCTGGACGGGCGCGAGTGGAACGATGTCCCCGATCACGAAAGGACCATGCGGTGAAGACCAATCTGACTGATCTGCCGACATCGATCCAGTATGGCTTGGGCGTGGCCATCGGCCATCTGGTGATCCAGGCGCGCAAGGACGGCGCGAGCGATGACGATCTGATCGCCACGCTGCGCAACACCATCCGCATTCTGGAGGATAACAAGGCCATCGGCCGCGAGCTTGCCGCCCGGCCGGCGCTGACGTCGGAAGAGGCAGCACTCTTCCGACATGCCGTGGAACAGGCACGGGCGGACGCGCTGCGCGCCAACCCCTGTGCCGAGACAACGGTGTGCCGTTGCCCGCGCTGTGGTCAGTTCGTGAACGTGCGCCTTTTGGGGCGCGGGCGGGTGCGGGCGGTGTGCCAGACGCTGGATTGCCTGAGCCTGCTGCAATGACCCGCGCCCTGCAGAAGCTGATCCATGCCGGGTGCCGCCAGCTTGGCCTTGATGAAGACACGCGGCGCGGCTTGCAGCTGATGGCCACGGGCAAGGACAGCCTTCGGGACATGACCGAAGAGGAAATGGGGAATGTCCTTCTGGCACTGAAATCCCGTGGTTTCACGCCGTCGCCCGGTGCCGCGCCGCGCCGCAAGGCGGCGGAGCGGGGCGATGTGCGCTTTGCCCATGTGCTGTGGGGCAAGCTCAATCGCGCCGGGGCGGTGGACAAGGCCGGGGCGGCGGGGCTGAACGCCTTTATCCGCGCCCGGTTCGGGAAAAGCTGGGGCGCGGCACCCATCGACATCGATGCGATGCGCGACTGGCAGCAGATCGCCACGGTGATCGAGGCGCTGAAGGCGATGTGCACCCGCGCGGGCATCGACCTGGGGACGCGGCCATGAAGCGCAGCCGCCTTCGCGTCAGCGATCATGCCGTGCTGCGCTATCTGGAGCGCGTGGGCGGCTTTGACATCGAGCGCCTGCGGCGGGAGATTGCGCGGCGGGTGGAGACGGCGGTGCAGGCCGGGGCCTGCGGCGTGGTTGTCGACGGCTGGTCCTTCCGCATCAAGGACGGCCCGCAGGGCCCGGTGGTGACCACCGTCCTCGACGCCGACTGGCGGCGCGGCAGCGACCCTGCGGGCGAGGAGACGCGGGTGCCGACCGGGGACGGGGACGATCCGGCATGATCACCCCCTGGCCGTTCGACGGGCTGATGCCCATGCGCTATGGCGCGATCCTGGCCGACCCGCCATGGTCCTATGCCATGCGGTCGCCCAAGGGGTATGACAAAAGCCCCGAGGCGCATTACGCCACCATGTCGCCCGAGGCGATCAAGGCGCTGCCGGTGGGCCAGCTGGCCGGGCCGGATTGCCTGCTGTTCCTGTGGTCGACCTTTCCGCACCTGCCGCTGGCGCTGGAGGTGATGGCGGCATGGGGCTTTACCTACAAAACCGGGGGTGCCTGGATCAAACGGGGCAAGGGCACCGGCACGCTGGCCTTTGGCACCGGATACATCCTGCGCTCTGCGTCCGAGGTGTTCCTGATCGGCACCATCGGCGCGCCCGCCTACCGGTCACGTTCGGTGCGCAATGCGATCGACGCTGTGCGCCGGGAACACAGCCGCAAGCCGGAGGAGGCGCGGGCGATGATCGACCGCCTGCTGCCGGATGTGCACGCCTGCGAGTTGTTTGCGCGCGAGCCGTGGGTGGGCCGCGATGTCTGGGGCAATGAGACCGGGCGGTTTGTGGCATGACCCTGTTCACCGGCTTTGCGGGCGAGATCGAGGCGGTGATCGGGCGGGAGGCCACCACGGCGCTGCTGCGGCGCTGGGGCGGCTGCCAGATTGCGCTTCCCGTCAAGGCCGAAGGATCGGCACTGGCGGGCGTGATCGGGGACGGGGCGGCAGCGGCGCTGATCCAGGCCTTTGGTCACGGCAAGATCACGCTGCCCTGCGCCGATGCGCGGGGGGCGCGGCGGCGGCGGGCCGAGGCCAAGCGGATGCTGCGCGCCGGTGCCTCGCTGCAGGCGGTGGCGCTGGCCTGTGATCTGCACACCCGCACCGTGTCTGGCTACCGCGCCGAGATCGAGGCAGAGGCGGGATCGGCCCAGATGAAGCTGCCCCTTTGACAGGGGGCGTGCCGGTCTGCCACACTGTGCGGGCGCGCTGACCGGCGCGGCACCGGGCCACCCCCGAAAGCTTTCAAGGTCACATCCGCCCCCGCGATTTGCGAAGGTCATCCGGTATCCACCGGGGATTATCATGGACATATCTGAGCCGGGCATCGCCATGCTTGAAGCCGAAGAAGGCGTGGTTCTGCGCGCCTATCGCTGCCCGGCCGGGGTCTGGACCATCGGGGCCGGGCTGACGGCGGCATCGGGCGTGGTGGTGCCGCAAGCCGGCATGGTGATCACGCCGGCCGAAGCATCGGCGCTGCTGGCAAGGGCGCTGGAGAGAAACTACGAACCCGCCGTTGACCGTGCGATGTGGCCGGGACGTCCGGTGCAGCACGAGTTTGACGCCGGTGTCATGTTCCACTTCAACACCGGGGCCATCGGCCGGGCAAGCTGGGTCAGGGCCTGGATCAGGGACAATGCGGATGCGGCCCGCCGGGGCCTGATGGCCTGGAACAAGGGCGGCGGCAAGGTGCTGCCTGGCCTGGTCAAGCGGCGCGAGCGTGAGGCGGACCTGCTGCTGAAGGGCGTTTATACCCCCGGCAAGCCGCTGCGCATCCGCCTCGGGCCCGCGCCCGTGTATGGTCCGGCCCGCATTGCCCTGCCGCTATCGGCGGCGGAGTTCAGCGCGGCGCGGGCGGCACTGGCGGGCCTTGGCTATGCCGTGGGCGCCGACCCGATCCGGATCACGGCGCAGGCGGTGCGGTCGTTCCAGCGCGATCACGATCTGACTGTCGACGGCATTCTGGGTCGCGCCACCCTGTCCACCCTGCA